ATAAAAGTTCCACCATCCTATTTTATTTTAAAACAACTTTTGGTTTTAGAAAATATAGTTCAAGTTATTCAAGGGTCTTTTTATGCATGGTTGTTTTTTAATATACAAAGTGTAACAAATATAACAACAAAGAGATATGTTGATTGGGTTATAACGACCCCTATTATGTTAATATCATTGATATGTTATATGATATTTTTAAGAAGAACTAGCGAAAGTCATGTAAATATTTTTAGTATATTTAAAGAAAATTTTGGTATTATTTCTACTATAGTTATACTAAATGCACTAATGTTATTGTTTGGATACCTAGGAGAAGTAAACGCGATTCCTTTGATTTGGGGTGTTTTAATTGGATTTATTCCATTTATAATATACTTTTATATAATTTACGATAAATTTGTAAAAAGTGATAGTCATACCACTACCTATACCGATACCGATAACATGCAGTCAAATGTAAATTCTACTATACTGAAATTATTTTTATATTTTTTGTTTTTTTGGAGCTTATATGGAATAGTTGGGGTTTTACCATACTATATAAAAAATACGATTTATAATATTTTAGACCTTTTTTCAAAAAACTTTTTTGGATTATTATTATCTTATTTAATCATTACTAAGTCTATGAAAATGGAATAGTTATTTGTTTGTTATTTATTTGTTATTTGTTTGTTATTTATTCGTATAAAAGCGTAATAGATTATTCCTTTATAGATTAGAATAGTAAAAACATGGATAGCAATCTTTACATATCGGCAGCAGCAGTCGCTTGTATATTTCTTTTAGCAAAGTTTATTGACTTTCGTTTTATTTCAAAACCATCAAGTGAAGATAGTGCAGGAGGAAGTAGCGGCGTAATGAAAACCGCTTTGCGTGACGCAGTCCTCGTTTTTATTTGCTATATTTTAGGATATTATATCATAAAACAATTTTATGAAACACCTGCCATTTTAGGAAATGCAAAACCGGAAATATTTACTGGTGATGCTGGATTTTAATGCACCACAACACATCGCAAAGCATTATCTAATCTATTAAATTATTTATACATGTAGTAAATAATTTAACATCATATCACATCATATCACAACCCGTCGAGTCTAGTGACTAATCTGTGTAGGAAGGCAGTTTATCAATATTCATAATACGATTTGTCGTTTTTATTTTCTTTTTAGGAACTTCGTAGTCTACAAATATAGGTTTCAAAAGCTGTGCTTGCGGTGTGTGTTTGTGCACACTTCGCGCAATCATTTTATACAATTTAAAATCCGGATATCTCTCTTCCCCATTCGTCTTATACAAAATATTTCTATTCTGGTCATCAGTTACCCAGTCAACTATTAGTTTTGCTACTGCATTTGTCTTGCATACTTTAGCAACATCCCCTATATTATCAATAAAATAATCGAAAATAGAACACCCTAGTCGACACAAATCAAAACTGAAATTCGGTTCTAATCTTGGTTTATTATCATTGAAATAAGGTTCGATGTTGTATTGCGTAGCAGCATCACCAGTAGCACTAAAACTATCACTACAGATAAGACGACCCTTGTATTTATAAATTGCGCGACCAAAATCGATAATCTTGAAAATGCGGTGATATGTTGGGACGCGATAATATTTTTTATTAAAAAGATAATACACATGCGTCTTATCTGTATGAACAAACATGACGTTGTTAGTATGAAGATCATTGTGTGTAAATCCAAACACTTTTTGGTATGTAATAAGCGTCATAATGACTTGCATAAGCGCTGATTTCCATTCGCCGTCACTCATTTCTTCCTCGCCCATCATAAGCGAGTCAAGTGTGTTATCACATTTTTCAAGCATGATAGCAGAAACAGGAAACTCTTTAATTACTGCCCATAATGTTTCATCTTCATCATAGTAAGTTTCATCTTCGTCTTCGTCTTCATCTTCGTTATCGCTTTCGTCTTCGTCAGCTTCATCATCTTCTTGATTTTTGTTATTAGCTTCTTTTACATATTTATTATTTATATTTCTTTTCTCTCCTTTCTCTCCTTTCTCTCCTATATTATCTCCGTCACTATCGCTACAAGATGTATAAGAAGAACGCGACGAACAAGAATCATCATCAGTTCCGTCGTCTACTACTCCACTACCACTATCGCCACTACGATCTTTTCGATCTAAATAATTATCTCCATCACAAATGATCTTACTATCGCTATCACTACCGCTATCAATGTCACTATCACTATGATAAGCTTTTAAATGAATATTTGAATCAACTATAGAAGTATTAATGCTACTATTATCAACAAGGTCATTTACTACCATCATTGACTCTATATTTATATCAGTTAGGCATACGGACTCGCATACGTTTATATGTGTAGTTGTATCAAAAACTGCGTTCAGTTCACTGCTTACAATATTAAAATCATCATGAATAATATATTGGTTGTCAGATATATCGTCGCATCCACTATTACATCCACTATTACTATTTACTATTTTTATTTTAGCGCGTCGATTACGTGTATTATTTTTAGGTTTTACTTTTCCCATTGAGTCTAAACTAATATGATCATCGTTATCACTATCACATTCGCTACCATTTTCACCATAATCATAGTCTTCATCTTCAATCGTAAATAGCGTGTCTTTATTTTTAATGAAAAAAGGGTTTTTATCTAAATAGTCAATATCGTCTATAACATTGTAGTAAAAATCGTTTTTAATACCATTAAAAGAACCATAAAAATCAAGCCCGTGAATAAACTGATGATGATTTAACAGCTGACTTGATAAATAAGAAAAAAAACCATCAACATATGACGAATTATTTTTGTCATTTACTTTTGGAAGACCAGATAAGGGGAGAATTTTGGATAGTTTTGGAATAGATATTATATCGTTGTAGGTACTGGCATCTGCACCTACATCCGTTGTTGCGTATTTACCTGACAAGTATTTTAGTGGGTCAAGTAAAGGTGAGAATTTTATATATATTGGTTTATGTTCGATCGTAAGCGAGTTATCTTTACTTTTGAAAGTATCTATAACTGAAGCTTGAATATTATTTCTGTCGACAATACCAGAAAGACATGATACATAGTAGCGCTGGTTTAAATTAAAAGAATTATAGTTGTTTTCATTCATATTAAAATAACTTTCATATATTGGTATATAATTTGTGGTATTTATCAATTTGATTTGAGATGTTTCTAAAGAATTAAAAAAATCTGCATAGTCTATTTTCCTATAGTTTAGTGAAAAGTAGTCGTCTCTTGAAGTTCCACTTTCAATTTCATTTCCGGTTTCTTTTCCCTCAATGTCAATCTTCATCTTCTATTATTTAATAAATTAAATACATAATTTTATTACATTTTAAACTAATAATAACTATTATGGCTATTTGGCTATATATTGCGTTATATAATTTATATTTTTTAATTTGTATTATAATATATTATAATATACTACTATTTTAATTGCATAACGCTCACGCTCACACTCACACTTACATTCACTATCACTATCACAAATATATAGAACAAAATAGAACAAAATAATGAGTGTTGGATTAGAACTAGCAAAATTTGATATGAGGTCAATTAGTTTTAGACCTGACGAAAATAAAGGGCCTGTTATCGTTCTTATTGGTCGCCGTGATACTGGTAAAAGTTTTTTAGTAAAAGATTTAATGTATTATCACCAAGATATTCCTATTGGTACTGTTATATCTGGCACAGAGGCAGGCAATGGATTCTTCGGTGAACACGTGCCCAAACTTTTTATCCACGATGCATATAATACCGCTATTATTGAGAATATTTTAAAACGACAAAAAGCAGTTTTAAAACAAATGAAAAAAGAGATTGAGACATATAAGAGAAGCACGATTGACCCACGAACATTCGTCGTTTTGGATGATTGTCTCTTTGATAATAAATGGACAAAGGATGTTATGATGCGTCTCCTATTTATGAATGGACGTCACTGGAAAGTGATGCTTGTAATTACGATGCAGTATCCCTTAGGTATTCCACCCAATTTAAGAACTAATATTGACTATGTTTTTATTTTACGTGAACCCTATATCGGAAATCGCAAAAGAATATATGAAAACTACGCGGGTATGTTTCCGACATTTGAAAGCTTTTGTCAAGTCATGGACCAGTGCACGGAGAACTTTGAATGTCTTGTCATAAACAACAACGCAAAATCGAATAAACTACACGACCAGATATTCTGGTATAAAGCACAAACACACGGACCATTTAAACTGGGCGCAAAAGAGTTCTGGGAAATGTCGAAAGATATTCATTCTGATGAGGAAGAGGAACAATATGACCCATCAAGTATTAAACGCAAAGGCCAAGGACCGAAGATTCAGGTGAAGAAAAATAAGTGGTAGTTATATCTAAAAAAGTGATGTAAAATTTGTAGCTAGTTTATTTATATTTTCTTTTTGTGATTTATTCAAATTACTATTTTTATTTACACTATTTATGATATTATTTATATTATTTATATTATTTATATTATCAGTGTTATCATTATAAGTAGTTGTGAGACATAAACATGGTATATTAAAATAATTTGA